AAGCTTTAATTAAAGCAATCAATCTATCAGCACTAACTTTACGTTTGTCATGTTCTTTTTGATATTGATCAGCATCTTCATCTGTAATAGCTTCTTCTATTTTAGTTAACAGATACTGTAAGTCTTTTCTGTAAATTGAGATAAACTTACCTTCATGCTTTTCCATCAAATAGAAATCTTTAAGTCTAGAGCTGGTATTCTCTTCTTTAAAGTAAATTCTATCTAAGTCAAACTGTTCCCATTCTTGAATAGATTCAGATTTACTATGAATAGCTTTATCTTTTACATAAGATGTGTGTTCTTTAACACTAACTCCTAGAAATACAGATGATAGAGGACCCCATTTAATTGATGGGTTAGGAGCATACTTAGGTTTAATCTCTGATCTATCAATGATTCTAGATAATGCAGATATAACTGGATCACTATTAATTTTAGTGTTCAAAATATTTCTACATGTATCTATCCACTTTAAGAAGTCATCCTCTTTCAATTCCACTTGGATCAAGTTAGCAGCCTCTTCAGCAGCTTTAACGATTAACTTTTGAACAAACTCTTTGGTATGATCATTCCAAATAACTTTCTCACGGCTTGGGGTAACTTCTACACCGTCCTGTATAACTACCTCATTGCCTTCCTCATCTTTATAGACTTGTCTAATAGGACATTTCAATCCTACAGCCCCATAAAGTTGTTCCATTTCTAACTCTCTAAAATCTACATAGCCATAATTAATACCTGTAGCAGATCCTTGATCTTTTACAATGATAATGTGTGGCTTATTGTAATAATAAGAGTTAGATACGATTAGATTATCAGAGTTGTAAATGACTTTTGTTTTAAAGTCAAGTTCTTTGATAGTCTTATCTTCATGTTGAATAAAAAACTTAACATTAGTAAGATAAGTTAGCTGCTCCTCAACAGCATCTTCAAATCTTTGTCTGTTAAACTTCTTAACTCCAAACTTAACTTTGGTATTGTTTAACTCTGAAGTCTCTTCATAATACACAACACTGCCATCACTTAGCGTAATTGTTGGGTTTAGTTCTCCTTTAGAATTAAAACGTGGGATAACAAAGTCAGTCTTGTAATTATAACAGTTAGCTTTGAATCGCTTACCGTTATAGACAGTTTCAATAGTATAGAAATCTACTCCAGTAGATAGTGCAACTTTAGCACCTAAACCAAAGGCACCAAAGTTCTGAGAAGTATTACGTTTGGTTGAATAACCTAACTCTAAAATACCTTCTAATCTACGTTGGCCGATACCTACACCATAGTCTTGAATAACAAACTCATCACAAAATCCTACTCCCTCGTTTTGCACATAAGTAACAATAATCTCATTATTTATTGTATCTAATTTTTCCAAATTATAATAACTACGATCAAAGTTACTGTCTTCATATTGCTCACCATGTCTCTCTATATAATAGTCTTCGACTTTAGATTGACCAGTTAAAATACTAATAGCAATTTCTTTCTCTATTTGTGCATCACAAGCATTAGTAACTAATTCTCTAACACTAGACGGAATAGGATTAGAATATTGAGTTGCTTGTAAGATGTCGAATACTAATTTTTCAGCGCCAGCATTAATGCGCTTTTTAATACCAGTATCACTACCGATATGGTCGTTTCCGATTACTTTAATACTCATTTTGATAAAATTGTTTTGAATTTTTCTCTGAACTTATTAGCGAGTGCTAAATGATCAGGTGAGACTTGATTATCATCTACTTTAAATACTCTGTAGGGTACATATTCTCCAGTAATATGATCTGTATAAATCTTATCATGAATTAATCTAGATGAAATCCAATTAGCAGGATTATCAGAAATCCTACCCAGCCATATATACCTAAAAATTTCTGGGGTATACTGTATAGTTAACCCATAAGTTAGTAAATTATTAATAGATAAAATAACCAAATCCCCAGGTTTTGGGGTTGTCATTTTTTTAAGATTTTAAACGCTCTATAATAGAGAGCACTTGTTTTTGATTTCTTGGCATGAATAGCATTGGAGGAACATCATGCGTTTGCATTAGCATAAACTTAAACATTTTCCAGACGTTAGGGAATCGCTCGTTAGCAAATCCTTTACACTCAATAATCCATTCAATATCTCCATTTTCATTGTACTTTACAAAGTCGGGAGTATATGTAATAGCTCTTATTGTACTAGAATCTTTAACAACTAAGTCATCAGCTTTGCCTCTGTTCTCATGGGTTTCTCCATCGTAAGTAAATCCAGGTAGAATAGTAAAACTTTTAGGTTCGTACATTCCTCCAAGATTATGTTCTTTGAGTTTCTTGTACGTGAATACCTCTAGCATAGAATCAAATTCTATCCCATCAACTGTCTTCTTAATAGCGTTGATTTTCTTTACTCCTCGCTTGGGACTAGTTTTTCGTACAGTTTTTCGTCCATACTTTGGATTTCCTTTAGCCATTCTTTTTCTAATTGTTTTGCTTTTGTTTCTGACCCAACATCTAATTGTGTACCAGTTCCCAAATTTGCGAATAAATTCGCACACTTCTGCAATATTGCATCAACTTTTTCTTTATTCTCCATAAGGTAATTGTAGTTTTAATACTCTTAATGCAGTTTCTTTACCTTTAGATTTGATAAGATCAGAGATATCCTTTGCTTCATAATGTGAAGGGATAATAATATTTTGAAGGTTATAGACTTCACATATTTTATTAGCCATTGTTTGGCCTGGGTTAGTTTCTGATTCATAATCATTATCATATAAAATTACTACATTATAGAACATCAAGCTCAACTTTTTTATTAACTCTGGACTAGGCATTATCATCTCACTCTGCAGAGCTATTGCATAATAACCAAGCTCATAAAGACACATAACATCTTTAAGAGATTTAGTTAAAATCAATAACTGTTCTTCTTTAACTCCTTGTAATCCTTGTATCCCTTGAATGCACTTACTATCTGTGTTACTAATCCACTTATTTTCCTTTTTAAGTGGGCTATATAGTTTATACTTACCGTTAAGGTTATAAGCATAAGTGATAGTATCACAAGTAAAACGTGCGTCATTAATCCAAAAGTGTGAAATTGGTTCTACTGCAAATTTAGTCAAAGTCTCTATCTTAATTCCAAAGGAATTCCAATAGTTTTGATCTTCAATAGTCCACTTTCTTGCTTTTTTCTTGATAATAGTTGTCTGTTTTTCTTTAAATGCTTGACTATCAAATCCATACGTAGTTGCTACACTCTTTTTGTACGGGTCTTTACTAGATAAATTTAAACAAAAGTCAACGTCAACTACCCTCAATGCTTCAACAAAAGTCAGATTATACTTTGCCTGTATATAACTAAAACAGTCATGAGATTCCCCTGTTCCAAAATCTTTGTACAATAATTTCTTATTCCAATAGATAATAGAACAAGTTGGACTCTTATCCTTACGAAGTTCGCTACAAAACTTGTCACCAATATTCTTAAAATTGTGACAATAATGCCTAAAGATATCGTACTCTGTGATCTTCTCTAATATAACGCTTGTATGTAAATAATCTTCACTGCTTCTTACTTCTATCATGCATACAAAAGTATAAAAATGAATAAAGGGGAGATGTAATCTCTCCCCCTTACCATTTAATTAAACATTAGATTAGTTTTCCCACAAGTCACCATCATCTGATGTTGCCATTGCAGTAGATGTATCAGCATCTTCGTCAGCTACTAACAATGAAGGTGCATAAACTTGTAGTTTAAGATCTTTATTGTACTCAGCATTAAAGCTACCATAATCTCCATTCAAAGATTTAACAAAGTCAGCGTCACGCATTGGCTTAATACGACCAAAGTGCTTACCATAAACTTGTTGATACTTCTCATCTTTTACACCAATCAATACACGCAAAGAGTTATCTTTCAATGCAGCTACTAATTGCTTGATTTCTTTAACATCACCCTTAGCAATAGCTTCAATAGTATCAAATGATACTTCTCCACCATTAGCTACGTTAGCCCATGCTTTAGTAAAATCAATCAATGTATCTTCTCCAACAAAAGCTTTGCGAGTTTTGTCTGCATTTTTCCACCAGTCATAAGCAGGTACATCTTCAGACCATGTAGTTTGACCTACGTTATTGATCCACATTGACTTACCTGTCTTACTTTCACGATGATTTGCTTGCATCAAAATCTCAAACTTAACTTTAAAGTTAGGATTAGCACACTCAAGCCAAAACGTAATCTTATTGTACTCTTCATTGTTGATAGAGACTGAATAGTTAGGATCTGTCTTAGCGTTAATTCCTAGATCTTTAAGTTCATCTAAAGTTGGGTTAACTGCAATTACTTTTACTGGTGCGATACCTGTATACAGGGTTACTCCACCTGATACTTCTACTTCTGAGTTATTCGACTGTACAGCCATTTGTTTTTAATTTAAAGATTATTGAAATGATTGTTTGTAAAGTGGTGCTGCTGCATCGGCATCGTTAAATGCATCAACAAAACCTGGATCTACTTCTGATTGTGGTTCCATAGTTACTGAATCAGTAATTTGAGGATTTACAGGTTCAGTTGTTGTATCATCTTCCAATACAAAACGTACAGCTGGCTTACGCTTAACACGAAGACCTTGCAATTTAGGGTGCTTAAATACTTCATTAACTTCTTGTTTAGTCAAGCCGTATTTAGTTGCAATTTTCTCACGATCCAAACCGTTAGTTAGATCATTAATAATTCCAGAAACAGTCAATTTAATTGTTTCGTTACTTGCTACTGGTGTTACAGTAGTCTCTACTCTAGCATCTATGCTCATTTGGTTTTTGTTTTAAAAGTTTTAAATTAATCGATGAAAATATTCTTCCAGTCCAGTTCCATCTTCTGGCCTCGTAAATGTTCGCATCTTGATCCTGCGTTAATGTCTTCGCTAGAATCAAATGAAATCATTGTTTTGTCTCCTTCACGATAGATTAGTCCGATAGCATCAGCATTTGCACATGCAATGTTTCTGATCTTCCCAGTCAAATCTAAATCTTTACTTGCTACCTCTTTACCTTTCTTGTCTAGCATCTTATCTTTGAGATGGCCGATATAAATGATATGGTCAGCTAGCATCTCTAGTCTATCCATCCATTTTTTAACTGCAATTCTTAAATACAAATAGCCACCACCTTGAGGTAATGAAAGTATTGATAGTCCTTTGTTATCACTATCAAAGTTTTTACCCATAGGAGTTTGTTTGTAAAGTTCTTTAGCTTCTGCTTCACACCATACTTCTAACTGAGTTAATGTGTCGATGGCAATGTATTTATATGGTCTCTTATTTCCCATAATAGCTTTGCCTACTTCACTGAGTTCTTTAAGATTACTAACTTGAATCTTAAGAGCTTCTACCATGTCTGATCCACGCTCTAAATCTATGATAAGACAATCATCCAGCTTTGCTAACGCTGTTGTCTTACCTACTTTAGGCTGTCCATACACTACCAAGTTTTTAGGGCTTTTTCTAGCCGCTGCAACTTTTTCTGTTGGTAATTGCATCATTTTCTTTCTTTAATTGTAAATGTTGATAAATCTGTTTCAAAAGGGATCATACCCAATAAACCATCACGATTCTTTTCGATATGACAAGCTAGAAGATTTTCAGGTTCTTCTCCACAATACTTGTCTGTAATCCCATACAAATCAAATGGTCTTTGTAGCATGATAACTACATGAGCATCCTGGCCAATAGAATCACCACCAAACAAATCGGTAAGCAATGGTTGATATTGATTCTTAGCTCGGAACTCTTGCTCGATATTCCTGTTTAACTGCGATAATAAGATTGTTATCGACCCCATTTTAGATTGCATCCACATACAGGCTTTTGATACTGTATTAAGCTTTTGCAATTCTGTGTCTTCTGATCCTATGATAAGACGAGTGTGATCAATTAAGTTTACAATGGTATGGTACGGATACCTTGCAGATACTTTATTGTTCGTGTCTTTAATCTTATTCATATTCTGTGGAATAGAACAGAAGTAAATGGGATACTTAGCATACTTATTAGCAGCGTCTTCGTATTTCTGCATACCTGAATCATCTAATGGCTGATCTACGGAATAAAGTTGCGAGAACTTTAGATTAGCATCATTTGAAGCAGCACGCATAATCTGTTGATAATCTGGCATCTCAAATGTCCAATACAATACTACTAATGGAGCATTGACATTGACATCTAATAAGTCAAATAATAACTGATTACTAAATGCAGATTTACCTACACCAGGTCTACCAGCAATAACATACATCTTGCCTGGTTGCAACCCACCTAATAACTGTTTGTTTAATCTAGGCCATTTAGTCGGAAACACAACGCGCTTACCTAGCTTTGCATTTCTAACTTCTTGGATTGATTTGTTGACGGCATCTTTGATATGCCTAAACTCAGTTATTTTAGAGTTGTCTTGTGATACGTCCTTCGGACTTGAGTTTGGTTGTTGTTCCATCTTCACTTAAATCGCTGTATTTTTCCCAACTGTAGTTGTTGATCCATGTTTCTAACTGCTGCATATAACCTAAACTATTGCTAGTCTTTCTCAATTGTAGTTCTCTGTTCAAGCACTCAATAATGTGCTGATGTTTAGTTACATCATTACCTACAATTTTTTGATACTTAACTTTAGCTTTAGCGTTAGCTTTAGAGGTTGGATCTTTAGCACGAAGAATTCTTAATTGACCGTTAGCTAAGACTTTAAGCGGGTATGTCGAGAGAAGACCATGCCACATCCTATCAAATGAACTCTCTACATATTGCAGAAAGTGTTCTCTAAGAAAGACCTCGTCTTCTCCCAACTTAATGTACCCTGCTTCTTCTAACTTGTGTTGGTCTACAATTAACTTTAAATCTTCAATGCTCTCTTTGCGATAAGTCAAGATCAAAAAACAAAACTCATCAGCTGTAATACTTAGCTGTTTGAGTAGATCAGTATTAATTTCAATAGTCATAATAAATTTTGTTATACTGATTCTTGATTCTCAATACAAATATAAGAAGAAAGTTTATCAATCCAAACAATATTGTCAAAACTTTTTATACTTGATTGTAACCATTTCTCCTCTTGAGAATTTGGTACATACAAGATAATTACTGTTCCAACTTTGTCTGGGCTTAATCGTAACAATCGTCCTACTCTTTGTATCATTGATAAGCTTTTAGAATCCAATCCACAGATTATCCCTATCTCTGCATCAGATACATCAAAGCCTTGGTTAAGAGCTTTAGTTGAGCACAATACATTTGCTGTCTTATTCTTGAAGTCTTCTAATGCTTGTTTTCTTGCTTTAGTTCCTAGTTTGGAATGATATACTCTACTGATATCTCCGTGATCTTTTTGAACTTGTGCGTTAATTGCATCAGTTATTTCATTGTTTCCTGCAAATGTTAGTATTCTACTTCCGTCATGATAACCAATTAGTTTACTAGCATATAAAACTTTGTTATAAGCCTTTTGAACTACATCTTTCCTATCTCTTATTGCTTTGTAAAACATAAGTGCATTAGTATATTCTTCTTTAGAATAAGATTTAGGATTAGCTAATATTTGGTTAGCTTCACTGAATGCATCAAATTGTCCTAGTCTATACTTATATTGCACAAACATGTTATTAGCCTTAGAGTAATCTTTCTTTTCCTCATCAGTTAATTCAACAGGAATACAATAAATTTTATATGGGCTAATTAATCCCATCTTTACACACTGATCCATAGTAATATGATATACAATAGGAGCCATCTTTTGTAATCTTACTAAATACATTGGATCTTCTGGAGGAGTTGCTGTTAAGCAAAGTAATTTATTGTAAGAGTTATTAGTAAATGATTGGATATAAACATCAGATAAACCTAAATGAACTTCATCGGCTATAATTACTTCATAATGCTTGTTTTCATACTTGCAAGCCGATTGATAGCATACGATTTCTACGTCATTTAAGATATCATCATATCCCCATTTCTTAAACTCTTCTTCAAATTGATCTTGTAATTGATTAGTTGGGACTAATACTAACGCTTTACCTCCCCATTTTCTAAGAACTTCTCCTGCAGCCATAACTCCAACACGAGATTTACCAAATCCAGTACCTGCGAATACTGAACCTTTAAATCCTGCTGATTGCCATGCTTTAAGAGCCTTCCTCTGTTCCTGATTCTTTAATTCTAAGCTTGCTTGTAATGATGTTGCCATTGTCATCTCCTTGTTTTACTTTAATTTTTACTGATTCACCTACTTCATTGATTATTATCTTGTCTACAAACAAGTTAGTAAATAAAGGATCAATACTCTTTAAGTTCATACTTGTTTTGTAGTCAACTGCTGGATCCCAATAAGCCATCCCATAAATACATGGACCACCAGGAGGATCAAACATAATAACTTCCCCATCATTATCTGTAGAAGTTCTAGCAAAATCTAATAAGTTAAAAAACTCACCACCAACCATAGTGATTGTTTCTTTTCCGTCATAAGTCATGATGATGTGCTCACCATATCTATTTCTAAATGAAACTTGTGTACTCATAACTCTAAAATAACTTTGTAAATTAAAGTGCCAACTAGAATCATAATTCCAAAGCAGATAATTGTTAACATGACTATTACTCCTTTGAATAATCTGTTTATAAACTTTTCGTTAAAGTGTTCTTTCATAATAATTTGTTTTTAATTGTTTTAGTGGTATGTCGGTATTTCCGACTAACTATTGTTGTTGGGCAAGACTCAAACTTGCATCTTCTGCAGTGCAGATGTTTTACTCCATTAAACTATCCAACATTGCCTTTTTAAACGACGTCGAGAAGGCTAACTCTATCTCCTATACGATGAGAACGGAAGCAGTGTGCAACTAGAAGTTCATCTGGTATGCAGTCCGTGTTTTACGATCTCCTGGCCAACGGAGCTAATCTTGTTCTTGCTCTGGTCTTGGATGTATTCTTAAACCATAAGCTAAGTTCATCATTTGCATATTCAAATGAGCTTGTCTACTACTATGTTTAAGAAACTTCCTTAAATAATCTGTGCCCCATTCCATCCACTTTTTTTCTTGCTCACGAGTCATAGTATATTTATTATACCATTCTTTGCCTGTAACTGTTTTTGCTTCTTCTGCTAAATCATGTGCAGTTAGATTATACCCTGCGATTTGCATTAAAGCATTAATTAAAGTTTCAGCTGCAAGAGCTTCTTTCTGTGCCCTTGACATTCTTTTAGTCTTCGTCTGTGTAGTCATAGTATTCTTCTTTTGCACAATTTGGACATAATGGTTGTTGTGATAATCTTTCATCTACAATTTCCTCTACACAATCATCATCACACCCATCATCACTAATTAAGTCTTGATAAATTTGGTCTCTTAGAATATCTGCATCACAATATTTACACAATATTGAGTTGCGATTCCAAGGTGCAAACGGATCGTTTTCTGCGCCAGCTGCTAAATTACTCATTGTTCTGATTTTAAAATAGTTAATAAGTTGGCTTTGAAAGGCTTCAAACTGTTCTCAATACGTTCTAAGTTAGTTTGCTTACCACCTTCTGCGTGAAGTGTAGCTAACTCATTAAAACTGTACTCTCTTTCGGGGTACACAGAACTTTGTATTAAAAGCTTTTCTTTAGGCCAAGACAAATCTACATCAATTGGTTCAAAGTTCAAATTCTTGTTCATAATTTTCATCAGTTATTAGTTTTTCTTCTTTTGAAATTGCTAGTAATTCTGCATTACATCCAGGGCACAATCCAGCAGTGTGTGAATCGTCAGTTGTGTAGTAGTTAGTTCCACAAGAAATGCATTCTTGCGCTTCGATTAGGTCCATACTGAAACCGTAATCGGTAAAGTTAAATTTAAACATATTGTTTGTATTTAGAGATTTCAATTGTAATAAAACAAAATAAGGAGGATCGTTATCCCCCTTATTCCGAAACAATAAAAACAAATACTAACGAAAAAGTATCAGAGTCCACAAAACTCTGTCGCAAATATAATAAACTTTTACGACATTATTTACTCCACTTTTCTGTTATAGTTGTATCTGATTTCAATAACCCATTCTTTATCACTGCTTTCGCTGCTTTCTCCATCAACTCACTCATTATGTCCTTCCATTCTTCTGCTAGATCTATTGGACAAATTGTATCTATCTGATCATGCACTGTCATAACAATCTTAATTGGGAGATTATTATCTTCGATGTGTTGCATAATATAAACTAATGCTAACTTAGTCATATCTGCTGAGCTACCTTGTATTGGTGTGTTTTTGCTAGCTCTTTCAATACTTCCAAGTTCCATAAAATTCTCTTTCTCACTATACATCTTTGGTGTCCAGTTATCAAACCATCTCTTGCGTCTAAATGGAGGGAATGTTTCTATATATCCATTCTTTTTACCAAACTCACCTAAATTGTTAAGGAACTTTTCAATCTTTGGAAAAGCTTTAAAGTAATCTTTAATAAGATTCTTAGCTTCCTGTTGACTTGAGTTAATAGTCTCACTTAACTTCTTAGGTCCCATACCATAAGCTAATCCAAAATTAATTGTCTTAACTTGTGTTCTAAGTTTCTTATGCGCTTTACAATCACACTTCTCTTTTGTCTTCATATACGCACAATCAGGTTCAGCTGCTTCAATCCATTTAGTTCCAAATACTAACTCAGCACATACTGAATGCAAATCTTCATTGTTTTCTAACGCTTTTAAGAATACAGGGTCTTGGCTACCGTAAGCAATTACATTTAGTTCTTGAGAACTATAATCGCTAGATACAAAGACACTACCTTTAGGAGGTATGAAACAATTACGATACATGTTATCTGCTGGTATTTGTTGCATATTAGGTTCACTAGAGGATACTCTACCAGTGTCTAATATCTGTTGGAAACTAGTATGGATCTTACCATCCTCCTCTACATAATTGTAAAAGTTATCTCCGAATGCTGATACTAACTTAGACTTCTCCTTATACTTGATATAAACATCGATTAACTCGCTTTTATATCTATAAGGGTTAAGTTTCTTTCCGTTAACATCTTCAATCTCAGGGAAATAAATTTTAAATACTTTAAGTACTTGAGAGGGAGAATCCCAATTAATAATTGTCTGCTTAACTTCTTCAGTTGCAAACAAATCTAACTGAGTTTCTCTGTACTTTACTAACTCTGGGAGATTGTAAGCATATTCTTGTAGAATTACTTCAGCTTTACCAGCTGCTTCTATATTAATATCTTTCAATTTATCCCATGCTTCTCTGTCTACTATTAATCCTTCATATTCTATCTCTGCAAAGACTCTAGTAGCCTTCATCTCTAACTTACAAACGTTTGAGAGTCCTTGCAAATCAATAAAGTCTAACTGTTTTTCTCTAATATCTATTAGATACTCAACATCTTTAGCCCCGTAAATAATCTGATCAATAGTAAATGGAGAAGAATGTGTGTCAGTAAACCTCCCTCGTATTTCTTTATTAAGAGTTTTGCCAGTATATCTTTCTACTACCTTACCAAGTCCATACCCATAATCTGTTTTCCCACAGTTTAGTATCTTTTCGGCTAAATACGTATCAAAGATGTTATCAGTACTAGCATTAAACTTCTTCTTAAGAAATTTGTAATCAAACTTTGCATTGTGAAATATCTTGACGTAGTTTTCTGATTCTAAAAACAATTTAATTAATTGCATTTCTCTATCGGATATTGGATTACGACAATCAATAATGAATTGTTCTTTCATATCCCCTATTTGCAACATTAATAACTTCTTAGAAACAAAACTAAATCCAGATGTTTCAGTGTCTACGCCATACACAACTTCACTGTTATTGTGTATATAATCAAACATGTCATTCCATTCACTACGTTTAATGTTTGGATGATCATATTCAATTAGCGAATCATTAAAATTAATTAGATGTATCATTTTGTTTTTGTTCTGCTTTATGCATGCTTAATAATACAGCTGCTACCATTCGCATTGTAGTGTCATTTAACTCTGCTTCTTCACCAACAGTTTCTTCAACAGTTTCGAAAGCTGTGTGATAGCCTAATGCTAAATGATACCATAATGTACTAGATATAGTGTCAATATCGTAGTTACATTGTTGTAGTAGATACCTCTGATACGCGTTTAACATAATCTTCTTTTGCTTTATCAATGTAATCAATTAATTCTGGGAGCATCCAGTATCCTGTATTAGCCATACGTTCAGTATAAGCATCAAGATATTGTACAACTTCAGGTAGAGTTGTTTCTGTGTTATCCCATAACTGGTGCAATGTTTTACCATGATGCTTAAGTATTTCAGCAACTAATTGTTTAGCATGATATTTAACTTTATGATTAAATGCCCAACCAACCGATTCTACTGCGTCTACTGCATGCACAGTTTGCATACTCCACATTACAAGATTTAAAAGTAACAATTTTTGTGCTGTTTCTATGTCTAATTCTTCTACTTTACTCATAGCTTGTTTATTTCATTTTTTACTTCTGTCCAATATGAAACTTTACTTAGCTCATCAGCTTGTGATGAATACTCTATTGTGTTTAGTATCTCATCAACTGCTATTAATGCACATTGTTTAGCAAATCTTTGAGGTGTAGAGAACTCCATACAATTATCAAACTTATACACTAACTCTTTTGCTTTTTCTTTTGACGTCATTTCATTACTTGTTTTAATATTTCCCATTTACTTTTAAATTTTACTAATTGAAACTTTCTAATACTGAAATCATATCTCCATGCTGACATATCTTTTGACCACTTTTTATAGTTGCATATTCTACATACTTTAACTACACCATAATCACTAGGTCTTTGATATCTCATTCTAGATTTACTAAACATAAACAATGGGTATGTCCGTTGACAATCAAAGCATTTTTTCATAACTTTTTATTTAAAGTGGTGTAATTTGACTACTTTAATCTTATAATCTTTCTTCTCTGTCGTATGAATCTTGTCTTGTCAATTCATCTTTAATTAATGTACACATTGCACGTGCTACTGATGTAGTAATGTTCTGTGCTTGAAAACTAAAATATGGTTTCTTAGTTTGTTCTGCAATTGTAGTTAGATTAAACAATTGCTCTGTTGCTTGTGGGTCTTCTGATATTTCTTTAACCCATTTCATTTTACTCATAACTTATTTGTTTTTAATTGTTAAACTTTCAGGATCAGTATATTTCCAAGTTTCTGCTCTTTTTATTTTCCTTATTGCAACAGTCCCTACTTCCATTAAATAGGGACTTTTAGTGTTGCAATTTGGATCATTCATTATTAAGAGCAAATGGAATAGTTCCCCTGCAAGGTTTCGCTCCTTGCTTTGAACTCAGTTACAGGGGATGGAAGTGTTATTAGAACAACTCTCCAGTGTTCAAATTCACACCAGCAGGAATACCATTACTAGATTTAGTAGTAGCATCTGCTTCCAATAGAATGTGGTTAGCTTTGTCAAATACTACACGAGTATTCGCAAAGATATACATTCCATGATGAGTAATAAAGTCACCATCTTTACCTTTGCGCTTTGCAGAGGTTGAAAGATTAGCGGCTTGATACTCAGTTGGTTCAACTGTTTCAACGATTTCTACTTTCAATTGATGTGTTGTTCCGTTGATGTTAACAACTGGAGTCAATACATTCAATTCTAGTACTTCGTTTCCTAGTTGATCTGTTGTCCAATCTGCTGCAGAAGACATGTCTATGCCTAACAGATTAGATGCGTCTTTAGGCTCAGCAGTGAGCCACGCACGACGTGCTTTGTTTCCAACACTAAATCTGTCATCAGATTTGTTGAACATTCCTAGTGGATTAACAGTACGACCTGAATCGATGATCTCACCGAATTCGATTTGTACTTTACCACCTTTTACTTTGCGAGCTTGAATCATCAAGCATTGGCCAGCCTGCAATCCCTGCAAACTTCCAGAATTAATTGTGTTTTTCATGATTTATATATGGTTTTAAAATCCAAAGTCAGAAAGTGGGATAATATGTTACTATTACCCCACTTATTTTGTTAGTTATTCGCCAAATTCTAAGGCGATATAACCGAATGTGCACACTAATGCAATCATAGCATTAAGTACACCTGTTCCACCACTAATCAAACTGAAATAAGTATCAGTTGAGAAAGTGATGATCATTCCCATTACAGGGATGAACATATAAGCTGCACAAGCTACAACTAGAATACTAATCATAGCGATAAACATGTTTTTAAGATTCTTCATAACTCTTGTTTAAAGATTTGAGTGTTAATGTCTGCTCGTTTTACAGCAACGAGTTCGCTGTTGGTTACACACTCCACACCGTTACTGATGTAGAAGTAAAGAAAGTTTTGTTCTTCCATTGTTATTAGTTATTAAGGTTTAAATAATTCAAAATAAAATATAAGACCCAGTTAATACTGAGTCTTATTAAATTAGTAATCTTCTCTATCTAAGAAGGCATGATCATTTTCAAACTGAAAATTCTCTTGTTTGAAAAACATCATCATTGGAGCTTGGTGCAAATGCCACCATTCTGTCCCATTAAAATCTTCACGTTGTGCGTAGTTACCATCTGAAAACCAGATGTAACCTGCAATAGTAAGTTCATCCCATCTACCTTCATATTCAAAGTCTAACAACTCTAAATATGGGTAAAGGTCATCATTCTGATGGTAGTTGAAGACATGATAAGTGTCTACAACATTCCCTTTAAAGATTTGGGATTTAGTATATAGGATGGTTATTCCTATAACTTTACCTTCAATTCTTTTTTTACAACCTTGTAAGAATTCTAGTAATTCTTGTTTAGCATTTTGTTTCATGCGTTTTAGATGTTAGTTAATAATTCTATTGGTAATTCGTAATCAATCCATTCCCACCAAGATGCTTTTTTTATTGGAACTTTAATGGTATTGGAATAAGTACTTATTATAATGATTAGATCTCCTTGCTCTAAATATTCATCTAGATTTTGAAAGTTACCACTATAATTCATGATGGTACCTTTTGTTTTATTAATTATGATATACATAATTTGTTATTAAGTGTTTGGTTAATATTCAATTTAATTTGCCCCTCTGCACTCAGTTGTATAGACTTCAACATCTGGTTAAGTTCTTACTATTATGAACTGTAGAGTAGTTCAACTGCTCACCCTTGGGAAGTGAGTTATGGTGCATTAACAATGAGAGGACTGATTACCCTCTCTGTACCGTTTTGCAGGTTGAAGCTCTATTCTCCACACCTAGTCTGTGACTATACAGTGGCTGGTTGTTAACAATGACACATCTGTGAATAGTTTTTGAATGTGACAAAAGGTAGTTTCACTTCGCTTTATATCTACCTTGAACCCCGCTTCTAGGGTTAAGCAGTTTGTCTACATGCTCAGGTATACGACGAATAATATCACGTCCTTTCTATTGCCAAATTAAAAAGCAGTTTATACACATGCTTTAGGTGTAGGACTTAATCCCAATAGAGAGTTGTACTTTCTTTTACGTGTCTTGACTCACAAGCAACACAACCTTTCCAGGCACTCTAATGTATATTATAAAATTCTATTATTTAACGTGGTGATCAACCCACGGAGTCAAGAACCTACCTAGTATAGGATTACCTGCAAATCAGTGCAAGTTTTACCAGTTAATTAGTAAACTAGGATAAACAACTTATACACTTGGTTAAGTGTAAATAAAGCAGTTTAATTACATGCTTAGGTAATGATGGACGCTACTCCTGTTTTTGGTATTACGTGAACTAGCTTATGTTCACAACCATTTAGTTTAGTTGATGTTGGTCATCACCCTTCATAGTAATATAATACCCATGTAGATATTATATGTAAGATAGTGGTATAAACTAGTATTAACTATTTTTATGTAGTTATAGTTTACACCACTTGTTGATTCGATAGGTGTTGGACCATGATTGTATCTTGAAGTCTTCCCTATGAAATCAAACATAAATTCATTTAATCATTTAATAATCAGTGAGTTACGACGCAAAACCCAGTATATTTCTTTTTAGGTTTTTAAAAAAAGGGAACCGAAGTTCCCCTTTTTTAGTTAATCACAATGCCTTGCGAATAACATGCAGCAAGCAATTTTTCAAATTCTTCTTTACCAATATTATTGGGAGAGTAGAATGCAATGTGCTCATCGGACTCTGTCCCGAACTGTGCGTCAAGGCTCTTAAAGCCTGTAAACATCACTTTGCCATTCTCAATGGCAAATGATGGTTTGACGCGTTCTTTCGTAGAAAGAATAAGTCCAGAAACTTGTTCGTTCTTTTTGCAAAGAGCGCAAGTTGCTGCTGCAAACATTTGTAATGTTTCAGTTGCGGGAGTAGTCTCGACCGCTGGAGCCGTAGCTCCGTCTTTTAATTTGCTCATAATAAATGAATGTAATGAATTTATGGGGGATATCTTTATCCCGAAACTTAGCGGGGGTCATCGAATGCGTAGGACATCACTCGCAAAAATTTCCCCCAAAAAAATAATTTTTAAAAAATTTTTTTCCACCATAAACTAATTCTTAGAAAATATTTTCCATTATAATGTTACAACTTCAAACATAATTTACCTTTACTTCGTAACATTTTTACATACAAATTTGTTACAAAATAACTGGTTATTAAAAGGACTAAATGCATAGTTATTATCCCCGTTAAGGTACATTATTCCAAACACTAACTTAAAATATCACCGATAGGGTATTTTATTCCAGACATTATTAGTATTTTTGAAATCTAACTAAAATCTACAATGTCTAAAGTAAAACAATCTAGCACGTCATTCGTTGCTAAACCTAAAAGGAAGCGTCCAGGAGTTCACGCTAAAACTAAATACTCCAATTCAAAAACTTCAAAAAACTACAAAAAAATTAGTAGGGGTCAAGGTTAATGTTGTATATTTGTCTCACGAACCGTCATCACTGACGATCACCTCTAAGGGCCAAAAGGTAAGTAAGAGGTCAGAAGTTGGGTTCTAATAATGCTAACGAACAGGTAACCAATCCATTACGACATAAGCATTAGGAGTTGTCCCCAATAGTTCGTGAAAATGTTAAAGAGATAAAAGTCCTGGGGTGGGTTATAACTATAGGCTGAAAGAAATGTTCCACCGAAGGCTAAAGACGGCAGTGACTTAAAACTCTTTAATCAACAAAAATTGCTAAGGGGATAATTGTATCTTTTTATTATTTAGTGTAACAGATTTAAAATCAACAACTTATGGATATTATATTAATGTTTGTAGCATCAATAGCAGCAACTCTTACTGTTATCATAAAAATTAATCAGCATTATACTGATAAGTTTAAGAATAAATAGTAACTTTGTGTTATGCCTACAACTCTATACACTGGTGTTATGGTCAATAAAGACCCAGTATTAAATACTGAAGATAACTACTCACCTGCAGTAGTAATTACTGATCATGTAGTTCAAGTGTTTAATGAAAAAGATGAACTCACTATTGAGTTTACTTACGAAGAGCTTAGAGGTATAATGGGAGTAATGGCTGCTGAGCAGGAAAAAGAGCATTTCATTATTCGTGCTAAAATTAAAGAGAACTGATGAGAATTAATAAACAAAATTATAACGAACTAAGAACGCAAGAGTTAGATAATAACTATGCTAAAGTTTGGCATGTAAATGAAATTCGTGAAGAGTTGTTAGCCAATACTCCAGAAGGAGGAGGTGTTACATCTGTAGAGGGTTTAGTAGGAGATGTTACTTTTCAAAATAGTGAAGCAAGTACACCTAATATTCGTGTAGATATAGAAGGTAATTCATTAATTCTTAATTATGTTGTACCATATCAAGAAGTTAACTTAAGAGTAGAAAATGGAGAAAACCTTGCTTACATATATCATACTACTATTACAGGTTTATTTTATAATGTAGATTTTACTGGGACTACAGAATACCCAGAGTCTATTATACTAACTCCTAATGTTGCTTTTGAATGCAGCCAACTAGTAATTCAAATGACTATGAATCAACAATATGGAACTATTAATTACGCAGAAATTCCATATGTAATTTCAACTAGTTTGAATGATGGAAGTTTTAGAGTAGGTATTAGAAGAGATGATAGTGCAAATGGTATTTTACTTACAAACGGACTTAAATCTTCAGTAAATATAAATATTAAAATTTTTGGATATACACCACCACAACCATGAGAAACTATACAATAGAAGAACTCAAAGCAGAGTTCGCAAAACATGGTTACGCTTTTACAAACTTCCACTTAGTTGGTATACGTTCTAAAGCTAACCTTAAAAATCAATTTGATGATTTAATCGCAGTTATT